CGGTTTGTTTACTTATCTCATAAAGACCAGCTTGGGCTTCGGCCGCAGCCTGTGTAGAACCTGTAACAAATTCAAGCTGACTTGCAATAATTGTGTATTTATCTGCAATATCAACAAGAGTGGTAACAGCTTTACCAGTACCAAAAGCTATAATAGCCGCACCAGCCGTTTTAAGGATGGTGGTCATGGAAGTGGCTGTACTGCTGATGGAATTTAAGGACTTGTTGACCTTTTTGGCACCAGATTCAGCCTGCTTACCATCTATTGTTACATTAATTTTTGGCATCTTCTATAGACCTTTCTCTACAAGCTAATATTAATTCTACAAAATCCTCGACATCTACAATGCCTTTTATTTCAGCATAATCTCGCATGTCTGCAATTGTTTGACAGAATGCATTAGCTTTTATTATTGTCGCTTCATACAGAGAAAGATGTGGTTCATCATCTAGCAGCCCTACACGGTGGCCTTCAGCTTTCATTTTTCGTAGCCATCGTAGACGCTTGCTATCAGCGCCTGTCTTTTTAATCCAGTCTAGGGCTGCAAAGACTTTTCCTTGGTTTCCTCCCTTTTCTCCATACGAAACTTACTAGCCTCCATAGCCTTTTCCATAATGGCAATATCGAGACCTTCATAAGTATTTATAATTCTTTCACATTCTTCCATGCTGTAAGGTATTTCCACCTTATCTTCTTGGAGGTTACTCCACCCAAGGACTACAACATTTACAATGGCTGCTCTCATTGCAAGTATTACGGCCTCTGCATGCGGGATACCTTGTGCAATCAGCTTGTTCAATTCAGCTGTTATAAACAATTGAACTTTTGATGACTGGTAATAGGTGAGTTTAAAGATGGCACCACCCATGTCAAAGTCGACACCATCTTTAATTTTCGTTGCACTGAATGTGTACCTTTCAGCTAAGTCCATGATTTTCCCCTTTTAATTAAATTATGCCAATATACGACTTACACAAACTGTGTAAAGGTCAGTCGGGTCCATTATCCCGACAAATTTTGCTTCCATCAAGACATCATCGTCTTTACCTGTAACATTTGCAGTAGCTTCATCATATTTGCATTCTGGAAGCATGAACCCGTATACATTGCCTGCAGTATCGGCCAATTGTATGGCCAAACTAAATGCTGTGGAATTTTTGTATTTTGTGTAGTGTGTCTCATCATTGAAGTATAGAGCTAGCTCACCAGTCAAAGATAATGACTTACCAGCTGCATCACAAAAGCCTAATGTACCAACCCCTGTTTTACCTTCAACCTGATTGTCGATGGTAAAGCCAACTTTCTGTAGTAAGCATGCGCCTACTACAGTACCATCTACAAGTATCTGACCTACCGATGACACAGCATTCATAATAGCACTAGTAGGTGGAGCGGTAGGATCGGTTGTTCCCCATTGTGTTTGGGCCAATTGCTCATCTTTTCCAACAAATTGAAGATTTACCATGGCAGGTTCACCTGATTCCAGTGTTACCTCCATAGTGTTACCGACCATACCGAGATATAAGAAAAATTGCGCAATATCGTTGTTTGATCGTTCAATTGAATACGAATGACGATATATACCATTTTTCAGAAATCCACCTTTGCATGTAGCTGTAGACTGCGCAGTTTCATCAACAAACGTTGTGCCGACCAGAGTAATATTCTGCCCATCAACAGCTGATACCAGAAAAACGCCATTATTACCGGTATTTGTGAAACCAGCAAGACTAATGAAGGCTCCAGCCTCAATAGCGTGTGTAATAGATGAGCCGAATGTTAGACGTTTTGTACTAGCTGTTATTGTGAAATCCAGATTACTTGCAGTTGCACCAGCTGTAATTCCAGTATTATCTGAACCATTTACAAAGGTCCAGTCTTCAGCCCACAAGAACCCAGGTAATACAAGGTCAAGATTTGTGGCCTGCATTTCAGTCTCAAATCCGCCATTTGTCTCTGCACCGACTTGGACCAGGTCTACAGTTTGACGATCAGGACGAATATTGTTTGATGCTTTATTTTCAATATCAAACTTCATATCCTCAGACACAAAGTTTGTACCTGTAAACTGACCAGCATCGAGTACGCCCCATATAGCTTCCTCACGAATTGCTAAGCCTGATTGGCTTCCTTGAGCTCCCATAATTTACCTCTAAAAGTAGTTATCGTTTTGAAGTTCTATAAGCGCATTTCGTTGGTACCACTCACCGAAGTTACCAACTCGCTCTGATCGCACATTTTTTATAAAGCAATTGGCATTAGCCCAACCATAAAAGCCTGTAATTATTAAGTCTGTTAAAGCAATATTTTGATCAATGCCTTCACTTCGTGGTGTTAAAACACTTACAGTGAATAAATAAACAGTTCGTTGACATGCCATTGAGATAGGCATTGATGTTATAGCAGTTAAAGTACATTTTATGTATGGCGTACCCGCTGCAGGCGTATATGGTACATTGTCCCACCATATTGGGTGGGCATTATTTATAATTGCGTTAAGTTTTACTTCTAAAGCTGCATTTAAAGTTTCGTCACTCATTTAATAACCCTCATACTCTCTGCTTTAGCTACAACTGCTAACTGAGTATTTATCAAGTTAAGTGATGGGCCCACAATCCCTTTTGGTCGTTGTTTTGAGTGGCCTTTCTCAAGTGGTACTATATATTCGACATTGTTAGACAAATGTACGGTTGATTTATAAGTTATTTTTGTAGCATTGTGAAACGGCATTGGTTGGTAGTAGCCTTTGTCTGGTAGTGGTTTCCAATCAGATGGTGCTGCATCTACCTGAGGATTCCAGCCTGCTTTAGCCCTACCTGTTTTAAATGGCGTGTGACCTTGCAATGTTCGTAAAGCATCCATACAGACTTTAACCATAACGCCATCACGAACACCTTTTTCGACATTGTCCATGATTTTGTCAATATTTTTGTTAAATTCTTTTATGTTTACTTTAATGCTCATGTTGATAATTTTCTCACATGTAGTTCATAAAGGGCTGGTACAGGGTCTTTAGACATAGCCATAACACGCCATTCTGAACTATCAGGTTTTACAATAATATCGCCAATTTTAGGCACTACAGGATCAAGATCAAGTCTTGGAAACATTGCCTTTTCATCTGTTGTTTTTATAGTATCTTCATCGGCTAATTGCTCTGGAGCCATTTTTGAAGTTATCGAAAAAATATCAAATATTATTTGTAAAGGTGTCTGACTCGTAGGTGATGTGTTTATTGTTCTAACTGCAGGGTCAAAATTAACAACAGGCATAGCATTATACATGCAAGCCTTTCTAATTGTTCCAAATTTTGGCCAATTAGCCTGGACAAGTCTTGCTGCAAGTTCACCTGGATCAGCCATTATTGTCTCTTAATAGATATTAGTGTAGTACCGCCTCCACCAGCACACAGCCCATATGGTGCAAGTAGCCTCGATATAAGATCATTTACAAGTGGATTACCAGTTGACTTTGCATCAAATTTCAATTGTACAGAACCAGCTTTCAATTCTGTCAAAGGATCACCGCCGTCAGTAGATACTGATCCAGTGGAAACGATGTTATACGCTATTTCACATTGTGCGTCTTTTATCACTTGCGGGATAGGGTTCGCGTCAGGAGTTCGCGGAAACGCAAGTGCCTGGCTATCGGAGACTTTCGAGCCATACCAATCACACATATTATCAAGCTGTTGACAAGCAGACACAAGAGCACCGTCTTTATCGCTTTCTCCAGCCCATAGCGTGTAGCCATATTTATCGGCAAAATATGCCGTGGCTTCGATAACATTGACATAACTATTTGTACCTATGACGGCGGTCATCGCTTACTCCTCACTAGCGTCGAGATTCAGCGCCCTTTTTTGCCATTGCGTTTAAAACATGCAAAGGCGGATTTGGCTTTATTGTAATTTTTTTCTTGACAATATTTTTTATTGGTATTTCAGCAGCTTTTACCGCCTTTATAGCTTCGACCTCGGCCTCGATTTCAGCTTCTGTTTTCGGCTTAGTAAGATCAGGCATTACATCACCGTCTGCAGTTATACTGTCTTTAAGACTTAGCTCAAGAACAGCGCCATCCGGAGCCTTTCCAGGTGTCTCCCACGGTAGTGGGTTTCCATTTAAATCTGGCATTATTAAATCCCCTATATTATTGTTATTGTTGATTAATATGCTGAACCGAGTGAGATACGACGCCAGTTACCGGCAACAGTATCAGGTTCTACGCATATGTACAAGTACGAAGCATCAATAAGCTGATCACCAGGACTGCCTGGCGTACCAACTACTCCACCAGATGTCGTGGCAGCTGCCCAGGCGTCTGTGCCATCGGTAAATGTCTCTTCTGTAGCCACACCGTTTGCAGCAGTGCCTACTTCTTTGGCAGTTATTACCATTTCATCAGAACTGAAATCAGCTGCTACAAATGTAGGGTGAGGATCATTGTAGTCATCACCATCATTAATGGCTGTTACAAGATTTGCCTGAGAGTTTGCTACAGCTGCACCTAGTGCTACGTCTCCAGCAGCTGCTGGAGTGGCTACAAATGTGTAAACATTGCTACCAATTGTTACAGTGTCATCTGCAGTTGGCTTAGTGGCCATTGACAAAGTACCAGTAGCTTTTGCTGCGCACACAGGCGTGCCTTGGGTAGGGAGTTTTTTGTTTATCGAGTCAGTGCCATTACGACCTTGAGGTAAGCCTTGTACATTCATTGCAATTCTCCTTTTGCAAAAGTTTAACTAAAGCGCCTCGTCTTTATAGAGGAGGCGCCACGTCCAGATAGGAGGCTTAGTTATTATGTCTGAGAAATGCAATTCCGACAAGTTTGCGGTCAGTGACACGATCCCAGTTGGCCGCCGTTGCAAGTTCTGCCAGTGTTGCAGATTCGTCAGATACTGAAGAGCTGGTAAACTGGAATCCATATGGATGGATAATGTCAGAAGACCGGCTGAACAGAACATCTTGACCACCACCTGTACCGGCTGCAGGATCACGCCATAACTCAGATGGAACCAATACACGACCGGAGCCATGATCGAATGCGCCTTCCTGGAACAGAATAGTAATATATGCAGGTGAATTGGACCCAGCTACTACCGGAAGTGAATCGTCGATAACAACAACCATGTTCAGATAACGCGGGAAGTCAATCTCGCCACGGGCATTCGGGATGTAGTCAATCAGCTGTTGCTTGTTGAGATTGTTGAAAGTTACCGAGTGCATTGCGCATGCTGTGTACATGAGCGACCTATCACCAGAAGTCTGTCTGGTATCTAGCATTGCATCTCCGGAAATAATGTTGCTGGCCGCAGGAGACACCACGTCAGAGTAAATGTCGTTTATCATGTCACCAGAGTCATTTGCCAAGTTATCGGCAAATACGCCCATTGCAGACTGAATGAGACGTTTTTCTTTCTGAGTGGCCCACCATCCACCGACCTTAGTGGCTATGGCGCCGAGCGGGTCCATGAGGGCAAGTTCACGAGTCAAGTCCATTGTAGACCAACTCTCGTTCATTGCAGCGAGACGCCAGATCATTTTTCCGGTTGTGATCTTTTTCGGCGTTGAACTGGTGTCAGGGTCGTCAGAACTGTAATTCGGCTCGGTGGATGTATCCAGATTTTTGTGAAACGGCACCTCGCCAATTCGACCACCTGCCATGGCTTGTTCAGTGATTGCCGGGTTTTCGACCATTACGCCGGACTGGATAAAAGCGTTAAGTTCAATCGCTGCTTCATCAACGCCGGCGCGGAAGGTAAGAGGTTCGTAAATGTCTGCAAGTTGAGTTGTTGCCATTGTAGTTCTCCTTTGTCAAATGAAAAATGCGGCATCTCTCCTGATGCCTGGTTTTAAACAAGCTATAGGAAAGATACCGCATTCAGCGAAACGTAGCGCAGAATCACTCTTTGCTACTTATCTTTTTGTTGATTAGGTCGGAATCACTCTTTACTAATCAACGAGTTTTTATGTATATTGGGCTTTTAAAGCTTTATACTTCTCCGGGTTCTCGGCAGCAACTTTACCTTGTTCAGTAAGGCTATAGTCTTTGCTTTTCTTATCGAAGAACCTGCCCAAATCGGTATTTTGAACGCCATCACCCGACTGATGTGCTCCAGAACCTCCGGTTCCAGAACCTCGCATAATAGCGTCTTTTGCCGGATAAGCATCCAGAATTATTGTCAAAGCTTCGTCAAATTCTGCAGGTTCACCAGGCTTAGACTTAGAATAAATTATATTGCCGGCGGCATCTTTAGCAGTGCCGTCCATATTAAAATTACTACCGAATACCTTCGCTGCAATATCCGGTGTAAGTACTGTTTTCTTTACAACCTCTGATGTAGCGAATTTTGCAGTCACTTTTGCATCAAAAAGTTGATTTGACAAATCAGAGTTTTTAGCAACCTCAGCATCAAACTTCTCTTGCCAGGTTTTATTCATATTGGTCTTGAGAGTTTCAATCTCAAGTTTATGGTCATTTGACAAACTTGCAACAGTATCAAGAGCTTGTCTTGCAGCGACCGGGTCTATATCGCCAAAAGCTTCAAGTTTCTTTGCAGCTTCAGAAGCTTTTTTACGATGACCTGCACTCTCTGCATGTAGATCAGTTATCGTCTGCTGTGCACCAATGGCATCAATTTCAAATTCTTTGCCATCGTCACCGACTACAAGCGGTTGACCATTCGGGCCAATTTTAATATTTCCATTTTCATCAAGTACGTAGTTCATGTGTATCCCCTAAAAATAATACTCTCCTTGTTGAATTATATCATATAATCCATTTGTTGTCAAGAAAAGTTTTTATAAAAATTTATCAAGAATTTCAATTGCCTGCATCTTCATCTTCTACATCTTCCCAACCATCCGGGTAGTGCTCAACTGGTATAACGCCTAAGTCATCAGGGTCATCATCACGTTCATAAAGTTTAGAACGTCTATCAAATTCATGTTTTGACATTTTTTCTTCTGGCATCACTTACCTCCTGTCTTTGAAAAGAACCATTCTAAAAAGTTAATATAGTCTTCTTTTTTAGCCTTCAATCGCCTGCCATCAGGCCCTTCTTGTTTAAATTCATATTGGAAATAAAAGTCAATGGCGTTTGGTGTTGAATACAAAATAATATCACCATTACCAATATATTGAGCTTGGTTCATAACATCAGCTAATACCGACATACCAGGCGTTACTTTACCATCAAATTTGCCTATTGAACCAAGTGTCTCAATACGTACTTTCCCTTTAAACAATTCATATGCTGCAGCAGCTGCAATATCGCCATTTTCATCAAATATTACAGACCCTTTCCACCCTTCAGCCATTAGCTCCAGAGACCTTTTTACATAATTATATGCTGTCTCTTTACCAGGTCTAATGCCTTGTTTTACAAGTTTAGCCAGTAATTGTTTAGCATTGTTTTTAAAACATTTTCTACTCATCACATTCATCCGAGGCTGAGAGTGACTTGCCTAAAGCACCTTTTGATTTTGTATCAAATATTGAACTTTTTGACAATTTATGGTAGTTATGCCCATAGAGAGTCG